AGTTCGGTAAAGTCGCAGGAGCAGCCTTCGCAGCTGCAGGAGCGGCAGCCGTCGCCTATGCTGGCAAGTTAGCCATAGATGGCGTTAAGTCTGCTATCGAAGATGAAGCGGCTCAGCTACGCCTTGCCACTGCTCTAAAGAACGTCACTGGCGCTACAGATGACCAGATAGGCGCTACAGAAGATTACATAACTAAAACTACCCTGGCTACTGGCGTAACCGACGATGAACTTCGCCCATCTCTTCAGCGCCTGGTTACTGCGACTAAGGATGTAGCAGAAGCCCAGAAACTTCAGGGTATCGCTCTCGATATTAGCGCAGGTTCCGGTAAGTCACTTGAAGCCGTATCTAATGCCCTAGCAAAGGCTCAGGAAGGCAATACTGCAGGACTTGTAAAGCTCGGTATCGGACTCTCTGCAGCTGAACTTAAAACTATGTCGATGGAGCAGATCACTGCTAAATTGGCTGAGACTTTCGGCGGACAAGCTGCGACCCAAGCGGATACTTTCCAGGGCAAGATGCAGCGCCTTCAGGTGGCCTTCGATGAGGGTAAGGAAACCGTAGGAGCGTTCATCCTAGATGCGATTACTCCACTTGTATCTGGACTCGTTAATAACGTAATTCCTAAAATCTCAGAGTTTGCCGATGAACTAGGCGAGAATCTAAAGCCAGTCATGGACGATGTTTCAGTATTCGTTACCGATACTCTCGTACCTGCGTTTAAGCAGATGTGGACTTTCCTTAATGAGTTTATTATTCCTACTCTTAAAACTATTCTCGTACCAGTCGTTACTGCGCTCTTTAAAGCCTTCCAGCAGGTTGCTAACACAGTAAAGGATAATGAGGAGAAGCTAAAGCCTCTTTTAACTTTATTTAAGGCCGTAGCAACTTTCGCACGTGACGTTCTAGCACCAGTAATCGGAACCGTTCTATCGACCGCTCTAAAGGCCGTAGGAAGCATTCTATCGGGGCTTATCTCTGGCTTTTCTACCCTTGTAGGGCTTATTAGCGGAGTCGTAAGCGGTATCCAAAATCTCGTAAACCTAGTTCGTAATAACCCACTCGTAAAGGGTATTGGCGGACTCATAGATAACGTTTTCGGTGGCGGTCGAGCTTCAGGTGGCCCAGTTACTGCCGGAACTACTTACCTTGTAGGAGAGAAGGGGCCAGAACTCTTCACACCTAACACCAGTGGAGCAATCGTTCCTAATGGCGCTATGGGTGGAAATGGTACGACTATTAACCTAACCGTTAATGGTGCTATAGATCCAGAAGGAACTGCTCGCACTATTATCGACGTACTTAACCGTTCAACCGCTCGCGGTACTCTCGGAGCAGGAGCGTTTAGCTACGCATGAGCGAGTGGACTCCAGAGTGGGCTATAAGCGTTAATGGCTACGGTGACTACACAAACCTAACGCTCGCTAACCTCACCATATCTTCAGGCCGTACAGATATCTACAGTCAGCCTAAAGCAGGCTACGCAAATCTTCAGATATTGAACCTAAACCTAGAGCCTATCGAGTTTGACGTAAACGACTCGATTACTATTAAGGTAAAGGACTCCAGCGGAACCTTCGTTAACGTATTCGGTGGAAGTGTGACCGACCGCACAGTAGAGGTTATCTCTTCTGCACCAGGTCAGGTTAACGAGGTTATTACCCTTACTGCTCTCGGAGCGCTCGCTAAGTTGCCTAAAACCATTATCGACGGCGCTCTTAGCAAGGACTTCGACGGAAACCAGATTTACTCAATTCTTAGCCAGACTCTATTTAATACATGGAGCGAGGTTCCAGCTGCTCTTACTTGGGCAGATTACGATCCAACTACTACATGGGCTAACGCTGAAAACTCAGGACTAGGCTCTATCGACACTCCGGGAAATTATGAACTTACGGCTCGCACTGCTGATACTACTGACGTTTATAGCCTTGTTTCTGCACTCGCTACCTCCGGCTTAGGCTATCTTTTCGAGGATGCTTCAGGTCGTATCGGATACGCAGATTCAACCCATCGAAGCTCTTATCTCGCAGATAATGGCTATGTAAGCCTTTCTGGAAATACTGCGCTATCTAAGGGTATTAAAACAGTTCGCCGTATTGGCGACCTTCGTAACCAGGTAACGATTAAGTATAAGAATAACGCAGAAGAAACTGCTACCGACCAGACTTCTATAGATGCTTATGGCCCCCAGGCTCAAATCATTACTACCAGCATCGAAAACCAGGCAGACGCAACAGACCAGGCGGAGTTCTATCTAGGTATTCGCGCCTATCCTCAGGACGTATTCGATTCTATTACCTTCTCACTCGGAAACCCAGAAATCGACGATAGTGATCGTGATGCGCTTCTCAACGTATTTATGGGTTTACCGCTCGATATTACCGACCTGCCAGCAAATATGGTAAATGGTCGTTTTCAAGGATTCGTCGAGGGCTGGAAGTTCCAGGCTGGGTATAACCGTCTAGATATCACCCTTAACGTATCGCCAACTGCGTTTAGCTTGCAGTCTATGAAGTGGAACGACGTCGGCGGAACTGAAACCTGGAACACAATTAACACCAGTTTAGACTGGCTAAGCGCTACAATAGTGGCCTAAAGGAGATATAAATGGCAACGACTACTAACTTCGGCTGGGAAACCCCGGACGATACAAATCTAGTTAAGGATGGCGCAGCTGCAATTCGCACTGCTCTAAATGGCGTAGATACCTCTTTCGCTGAACTAAAGGGTGGTACTACTGGCCAGGTTCTATCTAAGGCGTCAAGCACTGACCTAGATTTTACTTGGGTAGCCCAGGACGACTCTAACGCTATCCAAAACGCTATTGTCGACGCTAAGGGCGATATTATTGCCGCTACTGGCGCAGATACTCCTGCTCGCCTTGCAGTGGGTACTAATGGCTATGTTCTTACTGCAGATTCAGCAGAGACTACTGGCTTAAAGTGGGCTCCAGCAGGCGCGACTCCATCTTATGCTCTTATTAACACTGGCGGAACTTCTCTTAGCGGTTCTACTACAACCATTACAGGTATTAGCGGTAAGAACGATCTATATATCTGGATAGATGGCTTAACCGGTGGCGATGGAAATGGGTATGGAACACACTACTTACGCTTTAATACGGATAGCGGCAGTAATTATGCTTATGTTGCCGGTTCTTTAATGTCTCAAAATACTTCTGGTACTTCGTTACAAACACTAGATAACCAGTCAAACTCAGCAACAAGCATACAGCTTATGGCTTCAAAAACACCTATTAAGGTGGGAATCAGAGTTAATGGCGCTAATGGTTCTGGAGTAAAACCAGTTCAGTGGGATGCTTCTGGACTTAATGCTAACGACTACAGTTCTCGCGCTTCAGGTCAAGGCCATTGGACTGGCAGCGCAGCTATTACAAGTATTTCTATTGTTTCCAGCGGAACTTTCTCCGGTGGACAAGTTTACGTATACGGAGCCTAATTATGTCTATTCATAAAATCGTTGATATTACTACTGGTGAAGAAACTCTAGTAAATTACACAAAGAAAGAACTAGACGAGCAGAAGGCTATCCAGGCTGAAATTGACGCATACCTTGCAGCACAAGCTGAAAAGGTAAGCGCAAAAGCTGCAGTCCTAGAAAAGCTTAATTTAACCGAAGAAGAATTAAAGGCAATTTTAGGCTAATGAAGCCAAAACTATGCGCAGCCGGAAAGCAGCTTAGAGAACAAATCGACGATGCCTTCGGTGATAGAGATAGAACTTCGGATGGATGGATCGGAGATACGCGCCACGCAGCGCGTCCTAGCGATCATAATCCCGATGTTAATGGATGGGTACGTGCCATTGACGTCGACCGTGACCTATCAGGTAAAGCAAAGCCGGATATTATGCCAGACCTGGCAGATCAGATTCGTCTCGCTGGAAAGTCTGGTGAGAAGCGTATCGCCTACGTTATCTTCGATGGCCGTATCGCATCCTCACGTTTTAACTGGCGCTGGAGGAAATACACAGGGAGCAATAAGCATAACCATCACTGCCATATATCGTTCACTAAAAAAGGTGACGAGGATGGTAGTTACTTTAATATCCCTTTACTTGGAGGTAAATAATGGAAGCCCTAATCATCGCTACTCTAGGAATAATCGCTATCCCAGCGATTAGAGCTGCTATTAAGGCCTACCGTGCAAAGAAGGCTATCGCTGACGTAGCCGTAGATGCTATCGAAGCAGCAGTAGACGCTATCGACAAGAAGAAGTGAGCATCCAGGATTGGGCTGCGCTTGTAGCTGGAGTCTCGACGGGGCTGGCTGGTGTAGCTGCTCTGCTGCGCTTCATAATTTTACATTACCTCAGCGAACTCAAACCGAACTCAGGTTCGAGCATTAAAGACCAGGTTAATCGTTTGGAGACACGCGTAGATAAAATCTACGAATTGTTGCTATCTAAGGGAGAATAATCTCATGGCGCGCAAAAAGGCTATAGATCTAGATAACTACTCTGCACTAGAGAGTTATGCTATTGGACTTAATGAGTTCTATAAATCACTGCGTAAAGCAGGGTTTAGCGTAGATTTAGCCTTAGCTATCATCGTAGAGCCTTCGGCTTATCCAGACTGGATACTCCCAGCTCTCCCGGACAAAATCGACCCGATGCCATACGAGGACGACGACGAGGACTAAATGAAGAAGATCGTAATTCTGAGCGACCTCCAGGTTCCTTTCGAGGACGTACATGTAGTTCAGAACATAGCTCGATTCTTAAAGACCTTTAAGCCAGACCAGACAGTAACTATCGGAGATGAGATTGACTTTCAGACCATTAGCAAGTGGTCGGAGGGAACTCCTTTAGCCTATGAGCAAACCCTAGCTGCAGACCGCGATAGATGCGTAGACCTGCTCTGGGAGTTAGGCGTTACCGACTGCATCCGCTCCAACCATACAGACCGCCTTTACCATACGATCATGAAGAAGGTTCCGTCCTTCCTATCCTTGCCAGAGCTACGCTTCGAGAAGTTTATGAAGTTTGACGAGCTAGGCATTACCTTCCATAAGAACCCTCTAACCCTGGCTCCTAACTGGATAGCCGTTCATGGAGACCATACGCCGATTAAGCCTCAGGGTGGCTTATCAGCCCTGGAAGCGGCTCGTAGGCATGGAAAGAACATAATCTCAGGACATACTCACAGAGCAGGCCGTAGTAGCTTCACAGAGGCCTCAGGAGGCCGTTTAGGGCGTATTCTGCATGGTGTCGAGGTAGGAAACCTCATGGACTTTAAACAGGCCGCATACACCAAGGGAACGGCTAACTGGCAACAGGCGTTTGCCATTATGTACGTTAAAAATAAGAACGTCCAGGTAGATCTCATCTATATCGAAAAGGACGGTACTTTCACCGTACAGGGCAAGGTATATGGACGTAAACGCTGAGGGTATGGCTAGCCCGTATTTTGAAGATGAAGACGTATCTCAAATCGTTATCAAACCGTTATCAAAATATCGTGGAGTTCCGTCAAAGCTAGGGTAACGTTCTCCATGTCGAAATACGACACAAGGGAGAAGAAAATGACTATAGCTCAGATCTTATTCCTAGCCTTCTTTGGGTTAGGTTTTGCTATTGGCCGGTATTCCGGCTATCACGATGGATACGTAAAGGGTCGTAAGGCCGTCCGTAAGTATTACGAATCTCTACAGGTGGGGCGATGAACGCGCGTGACTACCTCAATGAAGCCAGGGCTATTATTCAAGACCGAGGCATGGACTATGGACACCCTACAGATAACATGTCCAGAACCGCATCCTTATGGAGCGCATACCTCGAAGTGCCTATCCGTCCAGACCAAGTGGCAATGTGTTTGGCACTGGTCAAAGTCGCAAGGTCAATGGAAACTCCAAAAGTGGATAACTTCATCGACGGAGCGGCCTATTTTGCAATCGCAGGACAACTAGCTACAGAGGAGAATACGCTTTATGTTTAAATGGGATGAATTAGACGATTTAAAGAAGCACTCTTTGGACGATGCAGATAATTCTGCAAATACTTTAGAAGGTCGCCAGTTAGCGGCGTTGCTTGTAACTATTTACCAGAACGAGCAGATTCTGCGAGAACTTAAATCTATCGGATGGAAGCTGAAGGAGATTAACGATCGTGGCGTTCTTTAATCTAGAAGATTATGAGCCAGTCGAAAAGCGACTCGGCTACAAAGCAGAGGCTAAATCGTTCTGGGAGGATAATCCAAATGGTCGTATCTTTACTCGTTTACTTGAATACTCAGGTACTCGATTTATTGTTGAGGCTGCTATTTTCCGTACAATGGAAGATATACATCCTTGGGCGACGGGTCTGGCTGAAGAAACAGTCCAGGGGCGAGGCGTCAACGCAACTTCCGCTCTGGAGAACTGCGAAACTTCTGCAATCGGTCGAGCGCTGGCTAATGCAGGTTACGCCACCAAAGGTAAGCGAGCGAGCCGTGAAGAGATGGCTAAGGTCGCTGCAAGGGCAACTACCGACGCAGTAATTCAGCAAACGAAGGAAAAGCTAAAGCAAACCTCATCGGAATACGTTCCAGTCGCTAAAGAAGATGATCCCTGGACAATCAGAGAAGCTGCTCCAGTCTCAAACGTAGACGAGGCAGTAGAGCTGGTTAAAGAGATTATCGGAGGTCAAACTCAGCGCGATATCCCTCACTGCAAATGCGGTAAGGAAATGGCCTGGAAGACCGGAAACTCCAAGGGTAAAGCTTGGGGTCACTTTAAATGCGCAGTATGGAATAAGTCTACGGGCTCAGGATGCGACACGATTACCTGGTATGAAATCGCAGCCGATGGTTCATGGCAACCTCAGAAAGCGAAGTGGTAATAATGGGATCATTAGAGTTTATGAATCAGGATGGCGAGTGGGAGAAGTTTCCTACCGATGAGGAGATGCAAGTACTAGCTGAGTTAATGGCAGTTCCACCGCATCCACCAGTCCATCCAGAAATCACTACAGTATGCCACCTATGTAACGAGCCTTTTCCTATGGAACAGATCGTAGTAACAGGTGGTAATCCAGTGGCAGGGTACACCTGGAGTTGCCCTAAGTGCCACGCAGTAACTAGCACTGGGAAGGCATAACCAGACATGCCATCTCAACACCGCAAACACCGAGGTTTCCGAACCGAACGGGTAGTAGCTGAGTATCTCAGTCAATACTGGCCAGGGGCTACGGTAGGGCGCGGCAGCGGAAAAGACATAGTGAATATCCCTATGGACATAGAGGTCAAGGCGAGAAGTGACTTCAATCCGCTGGAGTGGTTGCGCCAGGGTCGTAAGCGTACAGAGAAGAACCAGGAACTAAACCTGGTTGTATGCCGTATGAACGGTCAAGGGGAAGATGCCGGAGGATATCTTGCCTTTATGCAATTCAGCGACCTGGTGCAGCTACTAGTTAAGGCCGGTTACACCGATTTTCAGCAAGATTCGGTAAACTTAGAGCCTACATATTGCCGATGCGGTAATACGATCATGAAAGGCTCACCATGCCATATATGCGAGAAGCTCGATAATGCCAATCTATGAATTCGAGTGCGATAACGAGGACTGCGAAGCTAACCTCCGTTACGAGAAGGAACTATCCATAAGCGAACCCCATCACGTCACTTGCCAATTTTGCGGTGATTCTATGAGGAAGGTCTATTCAAGTGTGCCAACAATCTTTAAAGGATCAGGATTCTACAAAACCGATAATCGGTAAGCTCTATTGCTGGTGCTGCATGAAGCAGGTCGGCACAAACCCAGGAGGCGACAGATATTTCCTAGCCTCTTGCTGCTCAGATACTTATCCACAGGAGTTATCCACAGAGTTAAGTTCCGCCCCTTCCCTTGTCCAGGATTCACTATATGAGTAATCCGACACGCGGTCTGACCAGCACTTTTACCGAAATGCTTGACTCGTCCGGTACGCTTCGGGCTAGAAGCCATCAAGGCTTCAGAGCGAGCCGCTTAGGCGGTGTAGCTCGCTCGGTAGTCCTCGCTATTGGGATAAGTCTATCTATGCCTATGGAGGCCGCAGATAGTGTTTCAATAGAAGCAATTTCACCTAAAGACTATATAAGACTTCATTACAAGCCTAAAGAAGCATTATGCTTAATAAGACTTTATGGAAAAGAATCAGCATTTAATCCAAGAGCAATAGGTAATGAAGACGGTATTAAGAAAGCCTATGGAATACCTCAGCTAAAGAACCCAATCATTAAGGACTTATCAGCTAATAAGCAGATAGACTATGGGATGAAATACATAGATCATAGATATCAAGGAAAGCCATGTAATGCATGGAAGCACAGTCAGAGAAAGGGTTGGTACTAATGGCTAAGCAATCAGCACTAAGAGCTAATGGTTCAACTACTCAATGGCGTAAGCTGCGTAAGGTAGTAATCGTTAGAGATGCTGGGACTTGCCAGAACTGCGGTATGCCTGGCACTCATGTAGACCATATAGTACCTAGAGCGCTAGGAGGAGATGATTCACTTAATAATCTTCAACTTCTATGCGCTAGTTGTAATCTACGCAAGGGGGCTAGGTTTTTTGATACGCCTAAAACACCCATGACCCCCCCTGGTTCTTTTACCCCTAGAAACGGCTCTATAAGCCACTATAGCCTCGAAGACGACTAGATATGACTACTTCATCCTCAAACG